GTTGGTTCATCCTTAAGAAAAGCTGAGTAAATAGGGTAAGCTCTTTCATTTCTACAATAACTCGCCTCCATCTCTCTGGCTACTCGTGGAAAAACTGGATGCAGCTTATGTGGTACTTGATACTTCTCGGTTGGCGGTAGTGTAGTAACCATGGTGGATTTTGGCCTATTAATGGGATGACCTAATGACGTCTGCCATTTCATTGAATTAATGTAGCGTACTCCGGGTTCACCGTCAATGACAGCCTGGTCATCCAAAGGCCATATAGATTGCTTGAGTCCATCAACACTATCAATGGCAGCAATGATGGTTCGTAAATAATCACTGGCAGCTTTACCTATCAAATCTGGAGGAAAACCAAATGAGGGATTGGCCAAATGGGCTAAACTAGCTTGGAAAGGATAACCCACATTAAACTTTGGGGGGCCCCACTCATTACTTATGCCCATAATCTCTTCTACATCGTCACTGATGCTTGTTTTAAACACTTGGGATTTAGGTTTAACCCTACCTACAGTTTCGCCATAAAATTCGACATTACTGCCCTCAGGCAAGTAACAAACCGGGCTTTTTGGATGAGGACCTGCAAGGGTAAAAAAGTCACCAACACACTCTGCATACTGTTTAGTATACACCGTACCTGAATCATGACACAACAAAACTCCAGGTTTGTTGGACAGGATTTCCTTGGCCAAATTAAGGGCACCGCGTGTAATTGCACTACAAATTCCTTTGGGTGTATTGGTAACACCACCAATATGTAAACCCAGTATATACTTATCATGGGTCGTATTAGACACCAACGGAGCACCGCACAGGCCTTGAAAGGTGTTAACATCTAACGTATAAACCCCTGCACTAATACTTTTATTTGCAACGCGCTGGGGTCCATACACAACATGACCATGGGCTTCAGACAATACCCCCTCACCATTCCTATGTATTAGTGTAAATGGCAAAGAGAAATTGTGATTTTCAGGGAAAAACTCCACAAGAGAAGGCCAATCACCACCCGATGGCACGTATGCTAAACTATAATCAGTGTTGGGAATGTCAACTGCAAATTCCCTATCCAGCCAAGCCTTGAATTTAGAAGCCAACTCAGCCTGCGGTTTCCTGACA